GTACTACTGATTAGGAAAGGCCAGACATGGCAACGAACATCGACAAGGCGCTGTACGGCGCGCCCGTGGGTCTGGAAGAGATGGCGCAGGCTGAGCCTGAGTTGGAGATCGAGATCGTCAACCCAGAAGAGGTCACCATTGGCATCGACGGGCTAGAGATCAGCCTCACCCCGGAGGAGCCCGAGGGCGGTGGCTTCGATGCCAACTTGGCCGAGGAGCTTGACTCGTCCTTCATCGAAGGGCTGGGCTCTGACCTGTCCGCAGACATCACCCAAGACGTTGGCTCCCGCAAGGAGTGGGAGAAGGCGTACGTCGATGGCCTGAAGCTGTTGGGCTTGCAGATCGAAGAGAGGACGGAGCCGTGGAACGGCGCATGCGGTGTGTTCCACCCGATGATCACGGAGGCCGTGGTCAAGTTCCAGTCCGAGATGATCACCGAGACGTTCCCGGCCCAAGGCCCCGTCAAAACAAAGATCATTGGCAAGGACACGCCCGACGTGAAGGAGGCGGCGATCCGCGTCGAGGACGACATGAACTTCGAGTTGACGGAAGTCATGAAGGAGTTCCGCCCTGAGCACGAGCGCATGCTCTGGTCGCTGCCCGCTACGGGCTCGGCGTTCAAGAAGGTGTATTACGACCCGAACCTGGGCCGACAAGTCAGCATGTTCGTGCCTGCGGAGGACATCATCCTGCCGTACGGCGCCACCGACATGGACACCTGCTACCGCCTGACGCACGTCATGCGGAAAACCAAGAACGACATCATCAAGCTGCAGGCAGCGGGCTTCTATCGGGACATCGAGCTTGGCGAGCCCGACAAGAACAAGACCGACATCCAGCAAGCCAAGGACAAAGAGACGGGCTTCCGCGATCTCAACGATGATCGCTTTACGCTCTTCGAGATTCACGTAGACCTGAACATCAAGCAAGACAAATACGGCGAAGGAGAAGACTCCGAGATCGCGCTGCCGTACGTCGTGACCATGATCAAGGGCACGAACGACGTGTTGGCAATAAGGAGAAATTGGAGTGAGGACGACCCACTCAAACTCAAGCGCCAGCACTTCGTGCACTACCAGTACATCCCCGGCTTCGGGGCGTACGGCTTTGGTCTGTTCCATCTGATTGGCGGGTTCGCCAAATCCGCAACGTCTCTGATGAGACAACTGGTGGATGCGGGTACGCTGAGCAATTTGCCGGGAGGTTTGAAGAGCCGAGGGCTGCGCATCAAGGGCGATGACACCCCCATCGCTCCGGGCGAGTTCCGCGACGTGGATGTCGCTAGTGGCAACATCCGCGACAGCATCCTTCCTCTTCCCTATAAAGAACCCTCTGGTGTTCTGTACCAGTTGCTCGGCAACATCGTAGAGGAAGGCCGTCGCTTCGCTGCCACCGCAGACATGAAGGTGGCCGACATGTCGGCGCAGGCGCCTGTGGGTACAACGCTCGCGTTGCTTGAGCGCCAACTCAAAGTCCTCACCGCTGTCCAGGCCCGTACGCACTTCTCGCTCAAGCAGGAGTTCAAGCTCCTGAAGAACCTGATCCGCGACTACACGGACCCGGACTACACCTACGACCCCGAGTACGGGACGAAGCGTGCCAAGCAGGCTGACTACGACTTGGTCGATGTCATCCCCGTGAGTGACCCCAACGCTGCCACGATGTCGCAGCGCGTCGTTCAGTTCCAAGCCGCCATCCAGATGGCGCAGATGGCTCCGCAGATTTACAACCTGCCTGAGCTTCACCGGGGTATGTTGGCGGTTCTGGGTATCAAGAACGCCGAGAAGATCGTGCCGCTGGAAGAAGACCAGAAGCCCATCGACCCGGTCACCGAGAACCAGAACATCCTCAAACTCAAGCCTGTCAAGGCGTTCTTGCACCAAGATCACGACGCTCACATCGCCGTGCACAACATGATGATGCAAGACCCGCTGATCGCCGCACAGTTGGGTCAGAACCCGCAGGCGCAGCAGTTGGCTGCGTCGCTGCAGGCGCACATCGCTGAGCACATTGGCTTCAAGATGCGCAAGCAGATCGAAGCGCAGTTGGGCATGCCGCTGCCCCCCGAGGACGAGAAGCTCCCGCCGCAGGTGGAGATCGCGCTGTCGGCCATGATGGCCCAGGCCGCAGGTCAGGTGGTGGCGCAGAGCCAGCAGCAGGCCGCGATGATGCAGGCCCAGCAGCAGATGCAAGACCCGGTGATCCAGATGCAGCAGCAAGAACTGGCGCTGCGTCAGAAGGAACTGGAGTTGAAGGCGCAGAAGATCATGCTCGATGCAACGGCCATGTCTGACAAACAGGAGCTTGAAGCTGAGCGCGTGAAGGGCGACCTGGAGCTTCGCGCCATGAAGACCCAGGCCGATATTGAGAAAGACAAGGCGATGCTCATCGCTCAGCAAGAACGTGAAGGCGTCAAGCTGGGCGTCGAGATTGCCAAAACCCGTGCCGCACAGGCACGTCCACCCATTAGGAACACTAAGTGATCCAAGACTTCGCACGCGTATTGCGCGAACAAATACGCACCGACATGAACAACTACGCCGATGACTTGGCCGGGGGTTCGTGTCGCACTTTTGAGGAATACCAGAAGCTCTGCGGCGTCATCCAAGGTCTGGCGATGGCAGAGCGTTACATCCTTGACCTTGCAAAGAAAGCCGAAGATGCAGACGAGTGAAGCGGGAATCATCCTCCCTCCGGGCATTTCCCTGCCTAAGACCATTCAGCCCCAGGACGAACAGGACGAGAACCTCGCCCCTGAAGAGAAGGCCACAGCCCTTCCAGAGCCTGCAGGTCACAAACTGCTGTGCATCGTGCCGGACGTTTCAGACACGTTTGAGAACTCCAGCCTGATCAAGGCCGACACGTACATGAAGCAGGAAGAACACGCCACCACGGTGCTGTTCGTGCTCAAACAAGGCCCCTCGGCCTACAAAGACCCCGAGCGTTTCCCCACGGGAGCTTGGTGTAAACCCGGAGATTTTGTGCTGGTGCGTACCTATTCTGGTACACGGTTCAAGATTTTTGGCAAGGAGTTCCGTCTCATCAACGATGACCAAGTTGATGCTGTTGTGCAAGACCCTCGCGGACTCACCCGCGCTTGAAGGAGTGAAAGATGGCGATTGATAAGGAAGAGTACAAGTTCCCTGACGAGCAGGAGAACGAAGTCAAAGTCGAGACTTCGGGTGAAACCGACGTCGAGATTGAAGTCGTAGACGACACGCCTGAGCGTGACCGTGGCCGTAAGCCTCTGGAGCGGGAGGTCGCTGACCCGACCGAAGAAGAGATCGAGTCTTACTCGGCCAACGTGCAGTCGCGGATCAAGGAGTTGACCCACGCACGTCACGACGAACGCCGTCAAAAAGAGGCTGTAGCCCGGGAAAAAGCCGAGCTTGAGCGTCTTGCACAGCAGTTGATCGATGAAAACAACCGGCTGAAGAAGAGTTACAACGAGGGCCAGGAGGTTCTGGTTTCAAGCGCCCGCAAGGAAGCTGAGACGGAACTGGAAACTGCCCGTCGAAACCTCAAGGCTGCACAGGAGGCGTTTGATACCGACGCCATCATTGCGGCTCAGGAGGAACTCGCTGCGGCCAAGTGGCGAGTCGAAGAAGCAAAAAGATTCCGTCCGCAGGCTTTACAGCCCACGGAAATTCCGGTACAAACTCAGCAACAACCGCAAACTCAGGTTCAACCCGACGAGAAATCCCTGCGCTGGCAGGCAAAAAACCAGTGGTTCGGGCAACCGGGGTTTGAGGAATTCACCAGCTACGCACTAGGGCTGCATCAAAAGCTAGTCACCGGGGGTGTTGATCCCCGCTCCGATGAGTATTTCGACCAGATCGATGGTCGCATGAAGTCGAAGTTCCCCGAGTTATTCGGGAACGAAGACAAGCCGAAGACGGTTGAGGTTCAAAAGAAACCCACAACGGTTGTGGCTCCCGCCACTCGTACTACGGGTGTCGGAAAAATTCGACTGACTCAAACGCAAGTTGCGTTGGCGAAAAAGCTGGGCCTGACCCCGCAGCAATACGCTGCACAAGTGGCAAAACTGGAGA